AGCTGGGCGCGCTCGGACTCGATAAAACTTACCAAAAAAAAATAAAAAACTATTTTTTTTATTATAAAAATGTGGTTTAATATAATTGTGTTAACAATTAAACAAAGAGAGGTAATCAATGACACAATTAAAACTTAATATTAAAAACTCTTATTTAACAAAGTTTAAAGAGGAGTTTATTTTAAAGTATGGTTTACTAAAACAAGAAGTATTAGATAAATCAAAAGTTCTAGCGACCAATAAAAACTTGGTACAAGAAATTTTTGATGAGTTAAATACATCTGTTGTTAAACTTACCAAAGTTCCTAAAATAAAAATTTCATCTAATACTTATGGTGATTTTAATGGAACAACAATTTCAAAGATAGTTCGTGAAAGTTCTTATGCAGTTAAAGGCGACGGAACAAGACTATTGAATGAAAACAAACAACCTATATTAATATCTGGTAGAGTTGATACAAAAAAACTCAAAGAGAAGTATCCAGAAATTTGGGCTGATTGTTTAGTTCCTACTAAATCAGTAGAATATAAATTTGAAATTGTTAAATCTAATGCCTAATATTTTAGATGTAATAAGAGAAACAAATCTCACCACCATAGATAATGGTGGTGAGATTGAACAACCTACTGAAAATAATGTCAGAGAACCTCATTCACAATTACGATTGAATAATGCTCTAGTTGCAAAAGTATTAGAGGATATAATTGTTGAACATTGTTCTAATTATAACAATGAACAATCACAACAATTAATGAATGATGTACAATCTGCATTAAATCAAGTTAGAATATCAATCTTACGCTAACCCTAATGACGACTCACGCTAATGCGTGAGTCGTTTTTTTCCCTAATTCCTGCATAAAACCATAACCTGTTACGCTTCATCACCATCTAATTAACCTGTTTTCCCAGGCGCGCCGGGCATGAAAAGAGGCTCTAATCCCAACTCAAATACAATATTTAGTATTGCACGTCTAGACCACGTACAAAATCTAGGTTCTTGCACGACGGCGAGTGTACAGCAAGTTATATACACGTATATAATTGCATTTTATTCTGGACTAGTTATTATGATTATATGTCAGTAAACCATTTGACCACAGACAAATTGAGGCTCGAAGTAGAGAGACTCTTGATAAAAAACATTAAACTGTGCCAAGATAATTTTTTATATTTTGTAAAAGAGATGTGGCCTGATTTTATATATCGTAAAACCAAACTAAGGGATAACTGGGGTCATCATCAAATCATAGCAAATGAATTTACTAAAGTAGCTTCAGATAAAAAAGGGAGGCTCATAATAAATATGCCTCCTAGACACACTAAATCAGAATTTGCTTCAATTTATTTTCCGGCATGGATGATAGGGAAGTTTCCTAAAATGAAAATTATGCAAGTATCACATAACACAGAACTTGCAGTACGATTTGGTTCTAAGGTTCGAAACATTGTTGGTTCATCTGAGTATAAACAAATCTTTGGTGACGTCAGATTGCGAGAAGATTCAAAAGCCAAAGGTAGATGGGAGACTAATCAAGGGGGTGAATATTACGCAGCTGGCGTCGGGGCGTCCATCACGGGTCGTGGTGCGGACTTACTGATTATTGATGATCCACACACGGAACAAGATTCTTTATCTGACATGGCGATGGAACGTGCTTATGAATGGTATGCTTCAGGTCCAAGACAGCGTTTACAACCTGGAGGTTCAATTTTATTAGTAATGACGAGATGGGCAGAAGATGATTTGACCGGTCGTTTATTGAAGGCTCAAACTGAACCGAAAGCAGATTCTTGGCGTCAAATTTCATTCCCAGCGATCCTCGGTTCAGGGAACCCAGTCTGGCCTGAGTACTGGAACTTAGAAGAATTAGAAAAGATCAAAGCATCATTACCGATACGAAACTGGTCTGCTCAGTATATGCAGAATCCAACCAGTGAGGAAGGTGCAATTTTAAAACGAGAATGGTGGCGACCTTGGAAAGGACCCATACCGAATTTGATGCATGTCATACAAAGTTATGATACAGCGTTCAGTAAGAGAGAGACAGCTGACTATTCAGCCATAACAACTTGGGGTGTATTTTTTCCAGAAGAAGGTGGGGGACCCAATATAATTTTACTTGATGCTTTACGGGGTAAGTATGATTTTCCAGAATTAAAAGCAGTCGCTTTAGATGCACATAAGTATTGGGAACCCGAAAGTATTATTATTGAACAGAAAGCTAGTGGTGAACCTTTGACTCAAGAGTTTAGAAGAATGGGTATACCGGTCATACCATTTGTTCCAAGTAAGGGTAATGACAAACATACACGTGTTAATGCGACCTCTCCTATTTTTGAAAGTGGTGCTGTATGGTATCCGTATGGTGAGCATTTTGCAGAAGAAGTGATAGAGGAGTGTGCTGCATTTCCAAATGGTGCAAATGACGATTATGTTGACTCAACGACTCAAGCCCTACTAAGGTATCGCCAAGGCAACTTTGTTGAGTTATACTCAGATTATATAGATAACGAGGATAGACCTCCTAAGGAATATAGATATTATGGATGAAGAGAATCAAGAATCGGGTGGTCCAGGTATATTTGGTGTACTTGGTGGAATCGGGGCAGCTGCTCTAGCATTACCTAAAGCAAGAAGAAAAATAGTAAAAGGCATCGGCGAGTTTTTTAGAGACGACGATAAAAAATTTAAAACTAGCGTAGATAGATTTGCATCAAAAGCAGAGGCTCAAAAAGCTGAAAACATATCACAAGAGGTGTCAAAAGATTATCCCGATTTATACAAAGCCAATGAAGCGGCAATAAAAGAACAACAAGAGTTAGAAGATATTAGAAAAGCTGTACTAAAAAAACCTTTAAGTTTTGGTGGTAAGATTGATGATCCAGAACACAACTACACAGATCAACTTGATGCTGTGCGTTTACCTGATTATAATTTTGGTTCAACACTTTATGATTTTGTAGCTTTACATCCGTCTAAAAAACCACTTACTGCTCAGCAGTGGTTGAGTGAATTCAAGAATCCACAAAGGATGGCAAACCTGAAGTATAAAACACCAGGTTTTGAAAACATAAAAGCAGGAGTTTCAAGACAAGAATTAAGTGATGCAAATATCGCTGAGTTCGATGACAGCGGTAAATTAATTGGTGGTATTCTTAAATCAGCAGAAGATTCTAATGTTAAGGTAGGCAAAAAGATGTTACTGGATATGGCGTATGATACACCGGGTGCACGTTTACAAGTTACTGAATATGGTTTACCTATTAAGACAGTTAAAAAGGTAGAAGCTTTTTTAGATAAGGCAGAAGAAAGTTTAGCACATGAAGCACAAGTTGGGTATAAAAAAATTAGAAACGTGCTCGCTAAAGAAGCTGGTAATATTTTAGAAACAGAACAAAGGGCTAAAACTAAAAAAAACTTGGACGCAGTTTTAACATCACAATATGATCCTCTTGTGGATATGGCCGCACGCAATCTCGCAAAAATTAAAATGCAATTTACAAGGAATGATGCGATGGGCTTGGCAGGAGAAAAAGCCCTTAATGTAAATGCCAATATAATGCGACAGTTAAAAGACATAGAATTTCGTACAGGTATTTTTGATATGTTTAAAAATAATTTTGCTAGAGATAATATTCCAAAAACAAAAGCTGCTGTCGAAACATTTCAACAGACAGTGCCTAACAAAGCAAAAGAAGATTTAAGAGCTATGATGGGTGACATAGCTCGAGATTATGAGAAATTAAAGGGCAGTTCTATTAGAAGTGGTAATACTTCATACGGACAGCACGATGAATACAGGTTGAGTGGGCCTGAGACCTATCAAGAATTAATTGTTAACCTTACACCAAGAGCAGGAAGTTATAAAGGAAGAAGACCAGTAACTACAAAACACTATGGTCGAGATGCGCAGGCAACAGATCAACTATATTTTGTTCGTTATGGTGTACGTTCTGACTTCTACAATCCTGATATGAAAGGAATTACTATTGATGAGATACAAGCCGATATAGCACAACAGGTAAGAAAAAATAATCAAAAGCCACCAAACCCTTTTAATATTAATTTTCAAGAAAAACTTGTTGAGGAAAGAATCAAGGAAATCCTACCACGGGCCAGGGAACTTTCTAATAAGGGTGTAAATATGACACCGAAAGAAAGACAAGAATTACGAGAAATAAATAATTCTGCTGCTACTTTGTACAGATCGACAAGAAGAAGACGTGCGGATAGTCAGGTAGATAATCAGTCTACAACTAATTTTCAACCTTTGCAGGACAGTTCTGATTATGCTGAGCACGCTGTAAAGGTACTAATTAAAAAAGCGATGAGAGATGATTTAGATTTTATATCGGTAAACACTGTAGATGTTCAACATAATTTTAAACATCCAAATGCTGGTTATAAAGGTATGGAAAATTTTTACGGAATGCAATCAGGTAGAAGTACTGCGCAAAAAGAAGCAATCTTAGAGGGTAAAAAAGTACCTCCTCTACCCGACGGCGAACTTGTAAAAGCAATGAAGAATATTGCTAAACAATACAATGGTCGTGTTGATAAAAGAATGGTCGCAAAAAGCGACCCTAGTAAACCATTCAAGGTAATTAGGACTCTAAGCGATAAAACTATAGCTAATGTAGAGCCTGGACAAAAACCAAAACAATTTGATGAACACCTTGCAGCCTTCAAATCAAAAGCTGAAGTTGATGCGTATACTAGAGATCGGCAGGGTGAGGGTTTGAAAATAGAAAAGATAGAAGGTAGTGATCCAAAAAATTATTATGAGATACCTACTCTTGTAATAACACCAGAAATGAAAACAAAACCTTTTAAAATATATAAGAGAGAAGGTGGACTAGTCGTAGACTTGTTTAAATGGTAGTATAACGAATGGCAAAAAAAAGAAAAACATTAGAAGAAAGATTTAGTCTAGATGACATCGTTTTAGGTACTGATTTTGAAGGTGCCTTTTTTGATGAACCCGAACAACCTAAATTAAAACCAAGCAACATGATTGGTGAAATAGCCTCTAAAAATAAAGCGTTTAAAAAAGCTAACAGAAAAAGACGCATGTACCCTTTACCAGTAAGCAGCATATCAGAAGATGTTGTCAAGTTAGCTCCATATCAAGTTATACCTGAAGCAATGAAAAAAGCTAGTAAAGGTGAGTTTGTCATGGTAAAAACAAAAATAGGTAAAAACAAAAAAACAAGGATTACATAATGGATGATGAAGATAATCTAGAAGAACAGGTTCAACCTGTTGATGTTGAAATTGAAGAACCTACCGATGAAGTTGTAGAAGAACAAGATGAACCTCAACAAGATTTTAATGCAAACTTAGCCGAAAACCTTGACGATAGAGTTTTAACATCTATGGCTCAACAGTTAATTTCTGATTACAGAAAAGACAAAGAGTCTAGAGGGGATTGGGAAAAATCATATACATCTGGACTTGATTTACTGGGTTTTAAATATGAGGGCGAGGGTCAACCTTTTAGAGGAGCTTCAAGTGTAACACACCCCTTACTTGCTGAATCCGTGACACAGTTTCAGGCACAAGCTTACAAAGAATTATTACCAAGTGATGGACCTGTAAAAACTATGGTTGTAGGAGATGCAACTCCAGACAAAATAGATCAAGCTCAAAGAGTCAAAGACTTTATGAATTATATGGTTACAGAAGTTATGGAAGAGTATACACCAGAATTTGATCAAATGTTATTTTATTTACCTCTTGCAGGATCATCATTTAAAAAAGTTTATTACGACGATTTAATGCAGCGCGCTGTCAGTAAATTTGTTCCAGCAGAAGATTTAGTTGTGCCCTATTATGCATCCGATTTGAAAGACTGTGAAAGAATTACACACTGTATCAAGATGAGCGAAAATGATTTACTAAAAAAAATAAGCACAGGATTCTATAGAGATGTAAAAATTTATCCTACAGCTGCTGACGATAATGAAGTTCAGGATAAATATGACGAATTGGAGGGACTATCTCCAACTAAAGATAAAGAGTATCAGTATAATATTCTTGAAATGCATGTTGATATTGATTTAGAAGAATACGAGGTTGAAAATTCTGAAAAGAAAATAAAAGTACCTTACATTGTTACTATCGATGAGGGATCACAAGAGGTTTTAAGTATATATCGAAACTATTTACCTGACGATCAATTATTTACTAGGCGTGAATATTTTGTGCATTACAAGTTTTTGCCCGGTTTAGGGTTTTATGGTTTTGGTTTAATACATATGATTGGTGGTTTGAGTAGAACTGCAACTGCTGCATTAAGACAATTGTTAGATGCAGGGACTTTAGCAAACTTACCAGCAGGTTTTAAGTCTAGAGGACTACGAATTAGAGACGATGAACAACCATTTCAACCAGGAGAGTTTAGAGATGTTGATGCACCTGGTGGAAATATTAAAGATCAGTTTCAAATTTTGCCTTTTAAAGAGCCTAGTAGCGTCTTAATGCAGCTTTTAGGCTTTGTTGTTCAAGCTGGACAGCGTTTTGCCTCTATTGCAGACATGCAAATTGGTGAAGATTCACAAAATCGTGCAGTTGGAACAACTTTGGCTCTTATGGAACGTGGTTCTAGGGTAATGAGTGCTATTCATAAGCGTTGTTACTACTCAATGCGACAAGAATTTAGACTTTTATCTAATGTTTTTGCCGAATATTTACCACCTGACTACCCATACGCTGTTTATGGTGCCGATAGAGTGGTAAAAGCACTAGATTTTTCACCAGAAGTTGATGTTATACCAGTTGCGGACCCAAATTCTTTCTCAATGAGTCAAAGAGTAACGTTAGCATCACAACAATTACAAATTGCAAATGCTGCACCACAATTACACAACATTAGGGAGGCATATAGACGTGTTTATGAGTCTTTAGGTGCAAAAAAGATAGATGATTTACTTTTACCAGAAAAAAAACCAGAACCTATGGACCCTGGTGCAGAAAATTCACTAGCTTTACAAGCAAAACCACTTAAAGCATTTTATTTTCAAAACCATGATGCTCATATTGCAGCTCACGCTGCATTTATACAATCAAGAATGGTGCAGGCTAACCCTTTAGTGTATTCAATATTACAAGCACACATATCTGAACATATTTCTTTCAAAGCAAGAGCACAAACTCTTCTATATATTAAAACAGAAAGACCTGATTTAGTTGAACTAGAGCAAACAGATCCACAAGCATATCTTGCTGAATCAGAATCTATCATAGCTAGAACGATTGCTGAACTTACACAACAATTAGTTATGGCTGAGCAGGGCACAGAAAAACCAGACCCTGTTGTAATGCTTAAAAACAGAGAACTTGATATTAAAGCTATGGATATGCAGAGAAAAGCTGCTGAGTTCCAGCAACAAGAACAAAGAAAAACAGGTGAGTTTGACGAACGTATTGATCTTGATAAAATGAAAAGAGAAGATGCTGAAGAAGCATCAAAAGAAAGAATAAGAGTAGCTGATGAAAAGCTTGAGTTAAATGCTTTTAAAGTTGGCTTAGATCAGGCAGGTAAAAAAAATGAGTGAATACAGATACCCTCCATTAAAAGGATTCAAACTTGAGGTTCCAGAACCAAGTCCTGAATATAAAGCATTGCAGGAACGCAGGTCAAAATACGACATAGAAGGTGAGCTTATTGACGATGAAAAATATGATTATGAAACTTTGACGTCAGATCCAGTTCAATATAGAAAAATAGGAAAAAAATCAAAATTTAGAAATGTTTATAAAAAAAGCCCAATAATGAAAGATCTTTACAAAGATCTAGAAGAAAGTCAAAAAAACAACCCTTTTAAAAGAAAAACAGGGGGTAAAGCATTCGGACCTCCTCCTAAAAAAGGACCACAGCCTCAGGGTATGAAAGATGGTAATTTAATTGGTTGCCCTCATAGAGAAAATGGTGTAAGAAGTGATATTAAGGGTATCAAAGAGATTCAAGTAAAAGGTAAAAAGTTTGTAGGTGTCCGATAAACTTGAAAAATTAGTAAATATAATTATTGTTTTGTGTATTATAGAAATTATGATACATTCTGTAGAAGTAATGATTGATATACTACCTTACATAAAATGATTATAAAAGGCGACTCTACAGA